ATGTTTACCGTTATTTTTGGTCGCCCTGGTTGCCCGTATTGTGTTCGCGCTAAAGAACTGGCAGAGAAACTGACCAATGAACGCGATGACTTCAACTACCGCTACGTTGATATTCACGCCGAAGGCATCAGCAAGAGCGACCTGGAAAAGACCGTAGGCAAACCGGTTGAGACCGTTCCGCAGATTTTTGTCGATCAAAAACATATCGGCGGCTGCACCGATTTTGAAGCCTGGGCGAAAGAGAATCTCGGTCTGTTTGCCTGAGCCGACTCATTCCTCTGACGAATGATTGCGTCTGGTATCCAGCCAGGCGCAGATAAACAGAAAGCACAGCGCACCCAGCGCACACCAGAATACCGCGCTAAACAGCCACGCCAGTTGTTGCCAGAAGGTACGCTGAGCCGCAAAAAAAATCCGCATGATCAGCAGACAGACGGGAGTCGCCAGAATCGCCCCCACCAGCGGCTGGATGACGCGTCGCCCCGGAGAGAGGCAGCTGGCGGCCGCACCGGGCAGCAAAAAGTAGAGCAGTCCAACCTCAGGATTACCGGTAGCCCGAAAGACGCCTTTCATATGCAGTAACAACAATAAACACACTACGATAAACAGAAAGAACCCACAGGTAATACCCACCCAGGCACGCTCAGATTTCACAATATCCTCCTGATTCTGCTTCTAACCCACTTCACTTCGTCCAGTCAGATAAAGCATTCCGGCAATCCATGCCAATTTAGCTCCCCATCGGCGTAAAAACGATTGTGACTAGCCGCAGCATCCAGGAAGGATTAAACTACCGGCTCTGTTTTTACTGGTTATAACGGGATGCCAGAACAGGGTTCGGGACAACGCGAACACTGGACCAACCTTAGACCAAATAACCATTTCCTTCAACAACTTACTAGTAAATGAGAAGTTGGCTTTCGTGAATATAAACGTCGCAGATTTGTTAAACGGGAATTACATCCTGTTATTATTCGTTGTACTTGCCCTGGGGCTTTGTCTCGGGAAACTTCGTCTCGGGTCAGTACAACTTGGTAATTCTATTGGCGTTTTAGTGGTTTCATTATTATTAGGTCAGCAGCATTTCAGTATTAACACTGATGCGCTAAATCTGGGCTTTATGCTGTTTATTTTTTGCGTTGGCGTGGAAGCGGGTCCCAACTTTTTTTCTATTTTTTTCCGCGACGGAAAAAACTATCTGATGCTCGCCCTGGTGATGGTCGGCAGCGCGATGTTGCTGGCGATGGGGCTGGGAAAACTGTTCGGCTGGGACATCGGTCTGACCGCCGGGATGCTCGCAGGTGCGATGACATCAACGCCGGTGCTGGTCGGTGCGGGGGATACGCTACGGCACTTTGGCCTGCCCAGCGATCGGCTGGCGCTCTCCCTCGACCACCTGAGTCTGGGCTACGCCCTGACCTATCTGATTGGTCTCGTCAGTCTGATCGTCGGCGCGCGCTATATGCCGAAGCTGCAGCATCAGGATCTGCAAACCAGCGCCCAGCAGATTGCGCGTGAACGCGGGCTCGATACCGACTCCAAACGTAAAGTCTACCTGCCGGTGATCCGGGCCTATCGCGTCGGCCCGGAGCTGGTCGCCTGGGCTGACGGTAAAAATCTGCGCGAGCTGGGGATTTACCGGCAAACCGGCTGCTACATTGAGCGTATTCGCCGTAACGGTATTCTGGCGAACCCGGATGGCGATGCCGTCCTGCAGATGGGCGATGATATCGCGCTGGTGGGTTACCCGGACGCCCATGCCCGCCTTGATCCCAGCTTCCGTAACGGCAAAGAGGTCTTCGACCGCGATCTGCTGGATATGCGCATCGTCACCGAAGAGATCGTGGTGAAAAACCACAACGCCGTAGGCCGCCGTCTTGCGCAGCTGAAGCTGACCGATCACGGCTGCTTCTTAAACCGCGTCATCCGCAGCCAGATTGAAATGCCGATCGACGATAACGTGGTGCTCAACAAAGGCGACGTGTTACAGGTCAGCGGCGATGCGCGACGCGTCAAAACCGTTGCCGACCGCATCGGCTTTATCTCCATTCACAGCCAGGTGACCGACCTGCTCGCCTTCTGCGCCTTCTTTATCGTCGGGCTGATGATCGGCATGATCACCTTCCAGTTCAGCTCTTTCAGCTTTGGTATCGGTAACGCGGCGGGGCTGCTGTTTGCCGGGATTATGCTCGGTTTCCTGCGCGCCAACCACCCGACCTTCGGCTATATTCCGCAGGGCGCGCTGAATATGGTGAAAGAGTTCGGCCTGATGGTCTTTATGGCCGGGGTCGGTCTGAGCGCCGGCGCCGGGATTGGTCACGGCCTGGGCGCCATCGGCGGCCAGATGCTGGCGGCGGGTCTTATCGTCAGCCTGGTGCCGGTGGTAATTTGCTTCTTGTTTGGCGCCTATGTGCTGCGTATGAACCGCGCGATGTTGTTTGGCGCCATGATGGGGGCGCGCACCTGCGCTCCGGCGATGGAAATTATCAGCGACACCGCGCGCAGCAACATTCCGGCGCTGGGCTACGCGGGCACCTATGCGATTGCCAACGTTCTTCTGACCCTGGCGGGGACGCTGATTGTTATCATCTGGCCAGGGCTACAGTAAATATTTAAGAAAAAAATGGATAGAGGCAGAACTTTTCTCTTGGGCATCAGTCATAAGTAGTGCCACTGCTTTTCTTTGATGTCCCCATTTTGTGGAGCCCATCAACCCCGCCATTTTGGTTCAAGGTTGATGGGTTTTTTGTTGCCTGGATTTTAAGACATTTAAAATCATATAGTTACAAACCCTCTTTTTAAGCCATGGCGACAAAGTGGCGGCAGCCTCAAAGAGACAGTGCTGCCTGACCTGAATTTGTAGGATGAGGCTGCACATGATGGGCCTCTTTAGGTGTAGAGATTGAGCGCACAAAAGTCTCATGCGTTACGAACGTATGGCTGCAGTTGATATTCTGGCACTGGTTGTAACGTTCTTTGGTCATTGAAGAGACCTGGAAACTGCTGCGAGTATGGGCTGCACTTCCACACAATGGGCAAATCATCATTTTTACGTCCCCACCATTTTTCCTGAAATCGCAATAATGATACAACATTATTTCACTTTGTGAACTTTAAGTTCTCTTTTGAAAACCTCAATCCATTACTAGATCATCAATTTTCACTTCCAGTTCGATGCTGGTCGTAAATCCGCTATCCGCACTGACCATGTGCGTTAACGTTGTGATGGTCCATTCTGCATCATCAATGGGCTGTTTAAAGCCGCTGACCTTAACGGGCATTTCCGTATAGAGATCCGCCCGGCCTTCTGCCAGCTGCAGAGAAAATGACGCAACACCGCGCTGCAGCCGCTCCCAGTTCATTTTTGCAGCCCGCTCTGCATTACTGCGGTTCGCATAGGTTCGGTTCAGAACCAGCACGTTCTCATCCGTCCCGATCAGGTAATCCCCCTGCTTTGCCTCCGGCTCTTTGGGTTTTGTCGTCCTCCGGCGGCGCTTCACCTTAGCCGTTTCTTTCTTTGCCGGTTCCCGCGTATGCAGCCAGTGAGCAATCACCCCGGTATACGCTCCCCTGTCAGCCAGGCTGAACCGGTGGCTGTCACCGTCCTTACGGGTAATAGTGATGACCGGCAGCGGTTTTCCACTGGCCGTTTTTCCCTGCCCCTGCCGGATAAACAGCAGATTACTGTCCTTCACCGAGGCAATCGCACCGTACTGCCGCGCCAGCTTCATCAAAAAACTCGCATCGCTTTCGTTGGTCTGATCAAGGTGGTCCAGTGCCTGCGCAGCAACATCTTTGCCAATGGCAACCTTCAGGCTGTGCCGTGTGGCAATTTCCTTCACCACTTCGCCCACCGTCGTTTTGTGCCATGACTTTTCACGCCTGACATTCAGCGTCTCCCTGAAATCCGCGCTACGGGCACGGATTGTCAGCCTGTCCGGGCTGCCGCTATGCTCTATTTCATCAACGGTAAATTTCCCTTTCGAAAACAACGGCTCGCCTTTCCATCCCAGCGCCAGAGAAATCACCGCGCCACGACGCGGCATAATCACCAGTCCGTCGGCGTCGTCCAACTCCAGATCGAGCTGGTCAGCCTCAAATCCGCGGTTGTCGGTCAGCGTCATACCCAGCAGACGTTTATCCAGGGTCTGCGTTGCGTCTTTGCCTTCGATCACGATGCGAAAGGCCGGTGTCTTACTGCCCTGATTGAGTAAATCTGTCATCTCAATCACTGCAGTAATCCTCCCACCGCGTTTCTGATATTCCCTACCGCTGCCGCAGCGGAGTCCTGCAGGCTGCTAAGCTGGTCGCTCAGGCTGCCGAACATTTCAGACAACGACTCATCCACCCGTTTAAGTCCCAGCGAAAACTCTATTTTTCTCGCTTCACCGCTGGCGAAAAATTCCGTTTTCGTCTGGCTCAGACTTTCAATCACATACATACCGTAGATGGTCCCGCCGCCCTCGATCAGAGGCCAGGCCTTGCCCTGCTCCGCCATCAGCTCCAGCGCCAGCAGAGACAACCTGCCGCCAGTAACTTCCGGCATGAGGACGCCGGAGAACGTCAGCTGATCGTTATCTGGCCCCAGAAACTGCGTTGTCGGACGGCGATTAACGCGGTTGTTGGTCACATGCCGCCAGTTCCGCTGATACTGCAGTTGCTGATAGGGCACCGTGCGCAGTTGAAACACAAACAAGCCCAGAACCATCATCATGAATCGTACCCCCCTTGATCGCTGAAACTGCTGCGGGCCTTAGCCCTCATGCGGCGCTCGCGCTCATCGAGTTGTCGCGCGACCTCCCGCGCAATATCCTGCGGACTCTGCCCTGGTTGCGCCTGGATAATAATTTGTGCCTGGGTTTCAAACTGGAATACCGGCTGCGTACCTGCCGGTTTCTCTGCTTCTGGGCGGTATGATGCTGCCGGCAGGCTCATTGGATGAAGCGGTGCAGCCTCTGCAGGCATTGCTCCCCCCATCATTCCGGCGACAACGGATGCCAGCGCTGCGGTCCTCCGGCGGCTGGTCACATAGGCCGGACCGTTAATCAGTTCCGGGCCATTTTCTCCCGCGATGCCCACTTGCCCGCTCGGAATATAACCGCCACTGTCATACATCCCCGCAAAGAATCCTCCGGCGCCTTTTTGCTGGGTGGCACCAGGTGATTTGTCGCCGCCGGTCATCCACTCCGGCAGGTAGCTTTTTACCGATGCCAACTTGCTCTTGAGCGTCTCCCATTTCTCATTGATACCGCTCAGGATGCCGTCAATGATTGCCCCGCCCACTTCTTTAAACTTCGCGGGCAGCGCGGCAACATCATTCAGAATTTCATCCCATTTATTGCTGATAGTCTGCTTAATCACAGCCCATGCCCCTGATACGCCGGATGAGATGGCATCCCACAGAGCTTTAAACTTCGGCCCCAGCGTTTCCCAGTTCTGCCAGATGTAAATGGCCCCCATCGCAATGAGGCCAATTATTGCCAGCATGGGGTTAGCCATCATCAATCTACCCAGCCACAGGATCGCCTGGCCCGTACCGCTAATCACTTTTGTGATAAGGGCAAACGCAGAGGTAAATTTAAGGCCCAAAACCCCGGCGCTTACCCGTACAATTGCCATCGGTCCCAGGATGGACGCCAGCGCCAGCGACAACACACCCGCAGCAGTAGCAACGATGGCAAATACGGCCGCAATCTTGAAAAGTGCGGCAGTCAATTGCGGATGACGCTTAACAAACCCGTCGAGAGCTGACGCCAGATCGCCTAACCAGTCAGCAATATTTTTCAGTACCGGCGCGACGGTTTCACCGATACTCGCCATGGCATTAGTAAACGAGCCGCCAGCAGCTTCCCATTTATTCCCCAGGGTATTAAGTGACGCCTCTACACGCTCACGCAGGGTCGCCTGGTTCTCCAGTTTGGCGGCGGTTTCACGATAGCCCGCTATCCCTTTTGTGATCATGATGTTCAGTGCCTGCAGGGTTTCCGCGTCATCACCAAAAAGGGTTGCTTTGACAGCTTGCTTTTTCCCATCGTCGGTAATTTTATTCAGCTTATCCAGTTGCTTATAAAGGTTTTCCAGTCCTGCAAACTGGCCTTTACTGTTCTGAAAACTCAGCTTTATACCTGTCCCTGCAAGTACATCATTTGCTTTATCAATCTTTTTATTGTTCAGTGTGGCCTGAAAAATCTTTCGGTAGGCATTACCAGCAGACTCCCCTGCCATCGACGCCTGATCAGCCATGACCAGCAGCGGCGCGAAGGTTTTTGCAGCGTCCAGGCCTTGGAGCTTGATAATGTCCATCGCGGCGCTGATTTTTGAAAATCCCTGCAGCATATTGCCAGGGTCAACGCCCGCGTAATAACCCCGCTGGATCACGTCCATCAGGCTCATCATGTCTTTTTCGGTGGTCTGCGTGGCGTCCTGCAATTTTGCGGCAAACTCTGCGGCCTCCGTCGGCGCCATCTGCAGCTGCACGCCAAGGTAAGCCGCCGACTCACCCAGCCCGCCCAGGATAACCTGCGCTGACATCCCCTGACGGCGTAACATGGTCATCATGTTCTGAAAGTCTGCCGTGGTACCGGGCAGCCGGTCACCCAGAGCGATCGCCAGCTTGTTTAGCTTCTCAAACTCAGGCGCCACCTTTCCGCCCGGCCCCATCATTGAGCCTGCCAGCTGGTTAGCCGCGTTCTCTGATTCCGCGTAGGCGCGAATGGGGGCCAGCAGTGTCGCGCCCGTTGTCACCCCGGCCGCCATCATCCCGGCACCGTTCCCCGCCAGGCTGTTACGCACGTCGCGCATCTTGTCAGCTTTGGCCCTGACCGCATTCAGCTTGCGCTGGCGCTCGCCCACATCCCGCAAGCGCCTTTCCTGCTCTGCCAGCTGTTTGTTATAGCGATCCGTTTCGCGGGTAATGCGTGCCGTTTCACGGGCACCGCCGCCAGCAGAGATGCCAAGGCGGTACAGCTCCACCCTGGCTGCCGCCATCTGTCGCGTTTCCTGCTGCTGCTTTTGCTCCAGACGTGACACGGCCCGCCATTGCGTTTCAAGCGCCGCCGTCTGCTTTTTTGTCGGGGATCCGAGGGCTGACATTTCACGGGTCATCATCTGCGCACGCAGCCGCGCCTGGTCCAGTTCGGTACTGGTCCGGCTCAGGCTCTGTGACAGCTGATCGAATGATTTTAACTGGCCCCCCGCATAATTCAGCCGTTTAAGCTGTTCGCGGGTCTGCCGGACGGCGGAGGCCAGCTCCTTAGAGCCAGCCTGCGCCATTTTTAAAGGGCGGGTGAGTTTATCAACCGCATTCAGAACCACCTGCAGGCGCAGGTTTTTATCACTCATCTCTGGCCCCGCTTCGCATTATCGCTCTGTGCCGCCACTCCAGCACTTCTGTAAGCGGCATAACGTCTGTGACGGACGGCGGCCAGTGAAAGATCGTGGCGATATCCGCCACCAGGTCATCTACCGTCAGGTCGTCGGCAAACTGGCAAGCGCCGACTTCGGCAACAAAAAAAGGACAACCTCGATCGACATCGCAGAAAGGTCTGCCGGGTCAAGGTCCGCCATTTCCTGAGGGGTCAGCGCTGGCGTGGAGATGCGGGGGATCACTGTCATCATAGAGGCCACATCCATTTCCATCACCGCCTGAAGGCGCGTACCGCGCAGTGCGCCGGACTGCGGTTTACGCAGCACAATTTCCGTAATGGTGGTGTCGCCGCGCTTGATTGGGGTATCCAGAGTTACTGTTTTCTCGCTCATGTTCTTTTTCCTGTTATGGGGTGGCTGGCGCGGTAGTCCGCGCCAGTGCTGCATTAAAGGCCGATGGCTTTACGGTGTTCTTCCATCAGGTCAACACCATCAACAACTTCAATCATGTTGATCGCATCGACCTCATAGAGCACTTCACCGTTAATGGTCAGCTTCGCGTAACAGTTAACGCTGCTGACTTTGGTGGAATTGCTCTCGCCGGTTTTCCACTCGCCGGAATCCACTTCTTTGTGGCGCCCACGGACGACCAGCTCAACGGCCTGCACTTCGCCGGTGTCGTCGCGCTGAATAGACCCGGTAAAGCGCAGCTGCACGCCGTCCACCGTGGCTTTGCCCATCTGTTTAAACAGAAGCGCCTCCGTACCTCCGATGGTCATTTCCGTATCCAGCGCGCCATCATCCAGCCCCAGATCAATACCGACTGAACCGGGCATACCGCCGCCGCGGTAGTTTTCCAGCTTGCGGGTGAATTTCGGCAGGGTGACGGATTCAGCAATGCCCATCCAGTTGTTACCGGCGTTAAAAATATTCAGGTGTTTTAACTTGCGTGGTAAGGCCATGGGTCCCCCTTATGCGCTTACGCGGGTGGTGAAATCCACCAGGTAACGGTCAGTGATGCGCTGGCGCAGCATCAGGTTTTCCAGTGGCGGCACTGGCGTATAGTCGTAGTCGATCCAGAGTTTCCCGGCTTTCAGCGTGTCTTTGTCATTCACACTGTCATCAATCCAGCAATCACCGCCGATGAGGTAGCCCTGATTTACCAGGCTGCGCATTTTGGCGCGGATACCTTCGATAATGTCGCGAGCCAGCGAAGGGTTAAGCGGCATGTCCACGGCCCACATATGCGCCTCCGCCATGGTGTCTGCCAGCACCTGCGCGGTACGGGTGTAGTTTTCAAACTGGAATAACGGGTCATCACTGAGGCAGCGGGAACCCCAGAAGCGGAAACCATCCTTGCGGATCAAGGTGGTGACGTCGTTCTGGTTCAGCAGTCCGGCATCGGTTGCCGGGTCCTGCAGATCCCAGAACACATCCGCAGACAAGCCGGTTACGCCGTTGACGCCCACGTTAGAAAGGGTTTTGTGCCAGCCGGTCTGCTCGTCGATTTTTGCACGCAGACCCAGCGCGCGGGCAGTGGCGTAAGCAGTCGCATCTGCCTGCAGCACCGTGTCAAAGTTGATGAAATCAGGCCAGATCAGCATCCCTTCTCGCTGACTGAAATTTTCGCGGTAGGCAGTCGCTTCTTCCACGGTTTTACAACCGTAGGCAGACAGGTACGCAAAGCCGCGCAGGCTCTGCGCCACGCTTAACAGTTCAGTGGAAACAGCCTGCGTGTCATGGCCCGGCACGCCAAGAATACGCGGCTTCACGCCCAGCTGCGACTGCGCCGAAAGCAGCGCTTTGATGCCCGTTTTCTTACCGTCAGCGGTTACGCCGCCGATAATGTTGGAGGTGGTTTCCGCTTCGGTGTCGCCCTGGGCAACACGTACTACTACGGTGACGGGTTTTGCCTGGTCTGCGATGGCGTCCAGTGAGCGGGCCAGCGTGCCGGACTCGCCCGCTTTGCCGCTGGCGGTCAGTACATCGGTAAGCAGAACCGGCTTATTGAGCGGGAACACGGAGGCATCGGCATCATCGCCGGTGCATACCATGCCTACAATCGCCGTGCTCACCGTCGTGATAGAGCGGGTGCCGTCGTTAACCTCAACAACACGCACGCCATGGTGATAGTCTTGCGCCATGAATGAATCTCCTGTTTAGGGGTTCACCCATGGTAGGGAAATCATTCCCCGCAAGCCGTTGATGCCAGTTGTATCGTGGTTGATACAATCGCAGGCAGAAAAAAAGCCCCATTCCGGGGCTGATTTAGTCATGGTTTGCCAGGCGATTCAGGCAACGCGGCTCCAGCACATCAGCAGGGTATGGGCTTCCACTACGCTGAAAGATTTACTCTCGCCGAGGTTATCGGTTTTGCCGCTGACTGCGTGACCGTGACCCGGCACCGTGTATTCGTGGTCGTGCTCACCCTCGTCAGAGGTATAGTTTCGCGTCCTGCGGCTGTCATTATCGGAGCCCACAATATAATTACTGTCCCAGGCCTCACCTGGCCCCGCCATCCCGCCTTTGTGCTTATGTCCGCCGCCTCTGCCGGTTCTCAGTCTCTGCTCCTCCACCTCGGAGGCTGAGCCGGCTACATCAACCTGCACGGCGGGAAGATTCGCCCGCTGCAGGGTGACCGTATCGCTGCCGCCGGTGGCGCCGACGTTCGAACCGTCCGCTTTTGCCACGCGGAGGGTTCTGTTCTCACCGGTATACGTCCACGTTGACCACGGATAGCGTTCATTCGGGTCCACATGCTGGCTGTAAAACCGGACCGTGCCGACGGGGTTTTCCGCTTCCCAGAACTCACGGATAGCGGTGCTGACCGCTGAGGTGATGGCCTCCCGCGTCTCATTCTCCAGGGTGGAAACAATGTCATCGGCATAATCTTTGGCATTGTTCCCCGCCCGGCGGACTTCTTCCACCGTCGCCAGAATGACTGACGGGTCGGCAATCATCTGCACATCGGCAGTCTGACTCACCATCAGCCAGATATTAATCACCTGAAAACGTCCCGACCCTTCCGCCAGAAGCGGCTTGTAGGATTCGGGCAGGTTCGCCACCGCCAGGCAGATGCCGGTTTCGTCAAAGAGCGCGGCCTCGCGTATCCAGAAGCCCCCGGCCTGCGACGGCATTATCATTTCGGCGCGGATAACATTTGCCGCCTGGTCGGCGATGACCAGCCGGTTTAACGGTGCGCGGTACTGCTCGTTAATCAGGGCGGTCTGGTCCGGGGACGGCACCGGCAGGACGCCGCCCCCGTCGCCGACGGCCATGTGAGTGATACCCAGGGGGATACCCTTCACCGCCGCAGCGGCCAGGCGTTCAGCCCCCTGCGCGGTCAGTATGGCGCTGAATTTTTTACTCATAAGGCAGTCCGTAATAGCGGGCTTCCCCGCCGGAGCGGGGCGGCCTCGGGATTAACTCAGGGGCGCGTAATACACCGGGCGCAGACCCATCTCGGAATTCAGCACCTCGATATTGTTGGCAAAGCCAAACTGGAAAATATCGTTCTTACCGCGCACAGGATGCATGCAGCTTGTCGCGCCCGCGTTGTAGTTGACGGTGGACCCCGCCGGGACAATCGCCTTACCGGTCAGGGACGGCCATACGCCATACAGCTCCAGAAGATTTTTTACCGCTTCCGGCAGCGTGTTCTGCGGCTGAACGAAAGTCCCGCCCCAGGCCGGGTGATAAAACTCGTTGTCAGCCAGCCCGGTGGTCTTTGTCACCGCCCGCACGCTGTTGGGGGTGGTGGCCACATAGTCCGCCGTGGTGGTGTTCCCGGTATGTGTCGGGGTGATAAAGGCCCCGGTCACCGCATGGATGGCGTACCAGCCCGGCACATCAGCGCCGTGCGCACTGAACACCGCGGAGGCGGCGAGCGCGGCCTCATTGCCGGTCCCGTAGAGCTGGATTTCGCCACCCACCACACGTGCGCCGTAGGTACGCTCCCAGACGTTTCCGGCAAGGTCGCTGATGCCGTTGTATTTTTTGTCCTGACGGTAAGAGACCGGACCGGAGCCGGTATAAATGCGCGGGGACTGCGAGGACAAATCGCCCGCCTCTCTGCCGTCGATACGGCGTCCGGTCTGGGTCGCATCCAGCGCGGACTTGCCGTACACATCGGCACCCAGGGGACTGTAGCGGCTTTTCACGGCCATCGCCTGCATCAGCGCCCACTCGACCGACGTCATGCCGTGCCAGGTGCTGCCCATCGCTTTCAGTAACGGGATAAGAGTGGCGCTGGTTGCGTTACAGGCATTCGCATCCACGTTGGGCAGACTCAGGACCTCACCGTTCAGCACGCATCCCTGATAGGTTCCGACATACAGATACGGGATTTCCCTGTCGCCCTGCTTAAAGGCCGGGTGTACGCCGGAAATCCCCAGCGCCGGGTTCAGGCTTTCGATACTCACCTTCGGGATAATATTCACAAAGGTCGGCTGTCCCTTCGGGGTATACAGCACCGTCTGTTTTCCGCCCGAAGCCGCCTCAACGGAGGTCCGCAGCGCATCTTTGACTAAAATCGTGGTCATGGTGGGTCCTTACTGGTGGTAGCTGAAAAAAGTGTCCAGGTATTCAATACGCTGTCGGGTCCAGTCCATCATCTGGTCCAGACTGGTGATGCTCAGGGAGGGCACATTCGGCCATTTTTCATATTCAGCCTGCATCAGTTCCGGGGTGTAGCGCCCCAGCAGGTCGCGGGCCAGCTCCAGCACGCCGCGCTGTGAAAACAGACCGTTATCCCGCAGTTCCGCATAGCGGGCATTCATTTCCGCCTGGAAGGTGGTACGGACTTTCTTCCAGAAGGTGCGGTTGACCTGCATGGCGAGGCCGTTATCAAACAGATTCAGGTCTGGCGGATAGGCAATCGACGTTCCTGCGTAATGCAGACCAAAGGTGGTATCCAGGTCATAGGGCATGAAAAACCATTTCGTGCCGCCCCAGGTGATAAACGTGGTGTTCTTCTGCACGCAGTCCGGGGCGCAGATAAAGCTGAGGAAGACGTAGAAATCCACCACGTTGTTTTTATCCAGATGCATACCGGCAGCGGCGGTAAACGCGTCCTGTGCGGACTGCGCGAAGTCCCGCCAGCGGTCGAGGCAGGCAGCCGTTTCCGCCGTGGGTTTCGAGGGTGAGTCCATCACCCAGGTGCCGTTATCCGTGAGCGCCGGGATGTTAATCGCCCCGTCCCAGATAATCATGATTTGCTCCGGGCTGTTTTTGGCGATGTTGTAATCCTTGCGGGACGAGTTGTAGAGAAAATCCCCTATCCCGTAAAACTCACCGTTGATATACAGCACGCAGGCGTACCCCTTCGGGCAGCCGATGGCACCGGTATCAATGGCGCTGGCCCCCAGCTTCCCCACGTAGCTGTTATCAATATCCCGGCGCGGCCAGCCGCTGCGGGTCGCCATCACCTTCTGCCACAGGTTGTAGCAGAGCACATTGCGCAGGTGGGTCGAGTCAATCCAGTTCGCCTTGAAAATCCATTTGTCCTTCGGCACCACATCGCCGATTTTCAGGCTGACGTTTTCGGTATGTGCCGCGTCGGCAAACAGCTCGAATTTCATGTTCTTTTTCGGGTATCCCGCCGACGACGCCCCCTGAACCTTGAAGGACACGTATGCCGTGAACATCTCCCCGTCGACGTCCACCTGTAAGGTGCCGTTAACCGGGTTGTCCTTGCTGGTCGGCGCGCCGCTGTCGGAGGTCACGTCCAGGCGGATCAGACCGCGCGGCTCACCGAAGGCAAACACGCCCGGATATTTCGCCTGCGCCTCCCGGTTTCCCGTGCCGCTGCCTGCCACTGAGGGGTCGAAGCCGTCGAGCGGGAGAAGCTGACGGGCCAGCACCTGGAAGGCATAGAGATTACTCAGCTGATGACTTTCCACCTCCTCGGGGGTGGCCTCCACCAGAGCCAGCGCCCGCATACCGGACTGAAACGCCAGCATCAGCGCCTGAATCTGGTCTGACTGACTTTTTTGTGAAGCGGCCATGCTGGTCACCTGCGCGGCCATCTCATCGAGACCGAGCTGCATCAGTGCGGCCGTCAGCGACTGGAGACCGGACTGCAACGCTGTCAGGCCATCCAGCGCCGCGCCGGTGTCCTGCTCCAGCTGCTGTCGCAGGGACGTAATCGCCTGCTGACTTGCCAGCGCATTCAGCCGGTTCGCCTGGCCGTTGTGCTTCTGGTAATAGATAAAGGCCAGCAGTTGCCCCTCGCTGTCAGGCACCACCACGCGAAAGAGTTTTCCCTCCGGCGTACCGGCAAGCCCCGCAACGGTGCCGTCCGGGTCCTCCGCGGTCATGAAGAAGGTGTAATCCCGGTAGTCCTGCAGCGACTCAACGGCGGTTTTTAAATAGCGGGTACGGTTCGCCAGCTGCCGGGCCTGTTTGTTTGACGGGCCATAAATGCCGCCCTCCACCCGGTCTTCACGCGCCAGCAGGTAAACCTCATCTTCCCATTTCGTCTGTTCGTTAATAGCACTCATGTTATTCTCCTGCGTAAACGCCACGGCCATCGTGAAAAGTGCGACCGTCATAGCGGTGAGGGTCTTCTCCCCGCTGGTTTTCGGTATAGGTGACCGACCCGGAATGGAACCCGCCGCCGTCGTAACGGGCGGCCTCATCCGGCGTATATTCCGGCGGATACACGCTGATGACCTCCCCGCCGCACGCTGCGGCACCGGTATACACAAGACCGGTGGTCCCCGCTGACAGTGACAGGCGGGCAATGTGGCGGCTGACCGGTCGCGCATCGCCAATAATCCGCTCCAGCTCCTTAATCATCGTTTCGGTAATACCGATATCATTCAGGTCAATCTCAAGGCGGAATGTCCCGGCGGGGTCGGCCACGTCCCACCACTCCTGTAACGTCATGCTGTAGCCTAGGTTTTCAATGACCCGGCGAACCGCCGCCACCGTCCCCTTACGTTGGTGGATCCAGAACGCATCGCTGACCGCCTGGCGCTTTTCCCTCTCTGACCAGGTTTCCTCCCAGCGGTCGACGGAAAACGCCCACGCCAGATACGGCAGGAACTTCACCGGGCATTTCCACGGGTTCCAGAGGTCACGCAGCGGTACGCTTAAATCACTGATACCTGAGCAGGCCTGCGCCAGCCTGCGCTCCAGCGACGATGATCCCGGCGGTAACAGGCTATTCATCAGAGCCACCAATTTCTGCTTTAAAATCGGTGCAATAGGACGCCTGCGTTTTATCTATCACCATGTCAGCCAGGGGCTGCATCAGCTCAACCCGCTGCACGCCCTGAACATGCAGAGCGGCATAAATCGCAGACAGCCGCACATCACGCCCCAGGCGGCGCTGCTCATTGATGTATGCTGTGCCCTGCTCTTTCGCGGCAGCGAGGATGGGTTCCTTTGCCGGGCCGGGATAGACATACAGAACCGCATCGATTTCATAGCGGACAATCTCAGCAGAGCGGACGCTCACCCGGTCCGCTACAGGCCGCACGGCCTCATCATTCAGTGCAACACCAACTACCTGCAGCAAGTCATCCGGCGCAGTGCCATCACCGTCGCGGGCCAGAATCGTCACCACGACTTCCGCCGGTGCCGGGCTGAATGCTGATGCATCTGCCACACGGCCATCGGCGCTCAGCGCGTGAAATTCATACGCGCCAACCGGCCCGGCAACGCTCATCCCCTCAAAGGCCGCCGGGATGCGCTGCCGATAATCCGCGTCCGATTCCATTTCCGCCTCAGTAGGGGGCGTGGTGGTATCGTCTGCGGGGGTGATCACCCGGCGCTGCACGTTATTGTTAGCGCCTAAATTATCCAGGTCATCACTGCCGGAATAAGCCACCATGACGGCCCGTGCCGCCTCGTTAATCCGCTGGCGCAGCAGCAACTCCCGGTAGACATTTTCCTGCAGCATTTTCACCACCGGTTCAGATTCAAGTGTTAAGGTACGGGCCACAGCTTCCTGCTCTTCTGCAGGATAGAGCGCAACAAACTCCGCCTTACGCTCTGTCAGCAAGGTTTCAAAATCTGGCTCATCCACGATCTGCGGCGGCGGCAGCTGGGAAAGGTCAATAACGGCCATTGTCTGCTCCTGTCGATACGGAAAGGGACACAGGCACACCGTCATTACGCTGGCCTGCCAGCTCAATCACCATTGAGCCATCCATGTTGCTGCTGTTAATCGTGATGGTGTCGAGCTGCAACCGCGGCTCCCAGCGCAGCAACGCGACGTACACCGCAGACATGATCTGCAGGCGCAGCGCCCGATTTTGTGGCTGGTCAATCAGCGCAGACAGCAGGGAGCCATACTCCCGACGGGCAAGGCGGCTACCCTGCGGCGTCAGCAAAATGTCCCGCACGGACTGGCGCAGGTGATCCGTTTCCGTTATTGCCTTGCCGTTATCGCGGTTCATCCCGATATAGAGCGTCAAATTGGACCTCCCGTCGTTCCGCCACTGTCGCCAGGGTGTTTATGCTTATCGGCAACGATACCGTTTGAGGTCATTTCCCCGCCGCCATGGGTCACATCGCCATTCATGATCACGTTGCTGTTAATACGGGTCGTGTCGGCCTCGATCACAAGCTCCCCTGTTTTGCAGGAAACCATCTGTGACGACTCAATCAGCACGGCTTTAACGCCCCGTATAATCCAGCGCCCGGTGGCAGGGTCGTATTCGAACCAGCCCCCATCCTCGTATGCGGTCACGTCCGCGCTTTCAGAGTCGGACGGCGGCGGGCTCGCGTCGGAGTAGATGGCCGGAAGCGCAAAGGCTGTTTCCAGATTGCCGCCCAGGCTGAACAGCACCACCTGCTCCCCCGGCGACGGGCACCACCAGGTGCGGGATTTACCGGCGCGGTGGGTCAGCCAGTTAATCCAGTTGGTTTCGAGGTCACCTGTTTTCACCCGGCACAGCCAGCCGTCCCGGTCCACCTCAGTCACAATGCCGGTGCGGATGAGATTGGTGATAAGGCGCATGATTTCGGTTAATTGTGCATTCATGTCACGATGATTCAGCATATTGCTTTTATCGTGAAAGAGTTGTAATTGTATGAACATCCACACAATCTGGAATGGTAAAATGAAATTTAGAACTTTATATAAATGGGACTCTCCCGAAACCTGTAAAGCTTTGATTTATTTCGCTCAATTGTTAGATGAAATGCTTTTCGACTATACACTCGACACTTACAAACCATCAGTTATGAACACACCAACTATAGGAGTAGAAACATTAAAGACCATTACGGATGTAGATACAGGCATTATACAACCTAAAAATCTTGAACATTTAACAGCGGAGTTATTACATAACCTATTAAATGATGAAGTTGCGAAATCCTTGCTTGGGGAAGCTTACAATGCCTTTCTTAATAAATTAAAGAACCCTAAGATAGGTAACAAAGAAAGAAAATCCATTGTTGAAATGCTAGTCATTCAACTACCAGCACATTTATACAAAGAAAAAAGTGAAGAATTAATACTGAAGGAGTTATCATTACCCAACTGGAACAGAAGCATCATCCGTAGATTAACAAGAAATTACATCAGCCTATTACTTTACATTGGTTTCAGCCAACACAACCTCAAAAACCTGACACAAAAATTCTTTTATTACGGTGACAATAGAATATCAAACAATTCTGATGCCTCTTTATTTTTCAAATTAATAAAAATAGAAAAGAAAAAGCACAAAGTGTTTTTTATAGTAGAGAATGTATTTTTAGGATCTGAACCCACATTTGAAAGGCTTTCATTATCCATTGAAGATGAACCACCTAAAGAGATAGCTGATAATCAATTCTTTAAAAACCTACAGAGAAAGAAAATAATATCTATATCTAATATAGATGCATTTGATTCATATTCCGCCCGTGAAATAGCAGAGAACCATCTTAAAATTGCATCCTCTTTTTTAAATATCTACCATCACAAAGATAAACCTACTTGGTCTAATGAAGCTTTGGTCATCTCAGATACAGAAATATTGAAAGTCTCTGAGCGCATAAACCCTATGAAGAAATGCAAAGATTTAAAGCACGAGAAAGCGAAGAGGCGATTAGAATCATTGATGTCAGAGTTTTCACTTGAAAATAGCTCATTCGCAAAATTCCTAAGAAGTATTCAGTTACATTCAATGGCACTTAAGAGCGAAAGCGTAGAAAATCAGCTACTAAATTTATGGATAGCTTTAGAGTCACTGGTACCAACAGAAACAAAATCTAATGACAGTGCAACGATAGAACACATTACTGATAGTATAATACCATTCCTTAACATTACCTACATTGACTCTTTAATTGAAAATCTTGCAAGGGATTTATTATTATGGGATAGACATATACTTAACTCTCATTTTAGAGGTGTACCAGGAACAAAGTCAAAACATAAACTCGCAAATATAATGATACTTCCCGACTATGAAGCTAGCAGAAACTCCCTCTCCTCTAAATTCCGTAATTACAGCCTACTATCCGACCGGTTTGAACATATAAAAAATATAATCTCAACCCCTGAAGCCATTAAAACAACTTTGGATAATCATAAAACAAGACTAGAATGGCAGTTTCGGCGAATTTATAGAACAAGAAACAACATCGTTCATTCAGGAAAAGGTCAACAATTTACACCACTTTTAGTTGAACACACTCATAATTATCTCGATAAAATATTTGAAGTTCTGGTAATGCTTGCATCAAAGCCCAGAAAGATTCGTTCTGTAACGCAAGGTTTTAGATATATAAAAATAATATACGAACAAAGGTACGATACAATAACTAAAAATGGTTTCATCTTTAGTGAAGATAATATCAGAGAAAATCTATTCTGGGATTGAATTGAAAAGTCTCGACATGATTATCTTATACATAGATAACTCAGGACAACCAGCGCAAAAAAGTATCGCGCGTAATGTCCTCCACTTCATCATTGATGCCGAGTAACCGGCGTTGCGAATACTGCACCTCCGGCCCTCTGCGGCTCACACGGTCACGAAGACCGTAATGATGAACGCGGGCAATGCGCTGCACTCTGCCCTCAAATTCGACACTGGCAGAGTCCGGGCTGGCGATGGCTTTCAGGTATTTTGTGGTGCGGAGTTTTGCAAACATCTGCCGACGGATGCGCCCCTGCTTCGTGCGGGCCGTCACGCGGCGCGGCGCGTATGCGGTCCCGTCCGGGTTACGTTGCATTCGGATATTTTTCTGCTGGCTGCGGCGCAGCTGCTGCGCCAGCTCCCGCATCATGCGCTTACGTGTGGCAGGCTCCAGACCCGCCAGGAGCGCATCTAACCAGGCGTCAACTTCCTGCAGCTCAGCCACGACGCACCGCCCATATTTCCTCCGGTTCGTCCGGTTCCGGTACCGCTTCGACGCTGGACACGTCACCGTCAGCACTGACGACCACGCGCTCTGTCAGTTGCAGATTCAGGCTGATATCGCAGATATCATTGCGCAAGATATCGACCTCAAACGTAAACAGCTTTTCACGCAGTTCCGGGTTATGGACAGCATCTGGCTGATTCTCCATCAGCCAGGCCAGCACGGGAGCCATCAGCAATCCCTGATCGCCGCTGAAATCCACGATCACCACATTCAGGGTATAGCGATACTCCCAGGACAACGACGCTGCGCCGGTTGCCACCACTGAGCCGTTATCGACGAACAAATGCAGCTTGTCCGGGTTGTCCCTGACATACTGAACCGACTTATTCAGGGCGCGGCGTAAGGACTGAGGTTTGTTCATTATTTCGTTCCTGGCAGGAAATTATCGTGTCCACCTTGTCGGCACAGACCGACCAGGCGGCCTCTGCTTCATCCAGCGCCGTCAGCAAATCACCGTTAGTGCGTGCCGCTGATTTTTCCAGGCGGCACTGTGTCACCCTGGGACAACCATTCACGGTAAGCTGCACCTCCGGCGAGGGCCGGACGTTCGCGCATCCTGATAATATCAGCAGGCAAAGGAGCATCAGCCCAACGCCGCAAATCCTCGTTTTCACGTTTCAGATCCTCAATCCGGCGCTGGCGCCCCCGCAGCAGCGCGTTTGTGCTTTCTGCCGCCGCGTAAAGCCGCGCCTGTTCCCGGTTGTTGGTTTCGGTCAGGATGGACAGGGCGATTAACTGACTGTTCGTTTTAGCCAGCCTTTCGCCCTTCACTTTCAGGTCACTGTCCTGCTGTTCGATGGTGTGGCTGGCCTTATTCAGTCGCCATGACTGCCAGCCCAGCGCCGCCAGTGCCAGAGCCAGAATTACTGCCAGCGTGCGCGTCATTCCGCTATGCTCCTTTTAAACACCAGGCCAGCTCACGCCCGCGACGGTTATCCAGCCCCGGATTAAATATGCCTTTGACATACACCCAGCGCGGCAGCTGATAGCAGGCATCACGCCAGCGCTTCTGATTGATAAACTTCACCATGGTTGAACCACATGCATTGCCTGTGCCCACGTTGAACGCCAGCGACACCAGCGCGTCATAGACATACTGCGGCACATCTACCAGAACACAGCGGGCCAGAGCCTTCTCCACCCGCAATACGTTGGTGATGAAGTTCCCCGCCGCCTGTCGCTCTGTGATGGTCTTTCCCGGCACTACACCGGATGTGTTACCGATGCCATCGGTCCACACGCCAGCGTCGCACTGGTACGGCTGCAGGCGGCAACCCTCGTAATCGGCAATCAGTTTCAGCCCGTCCACAGAGGTGTGAAGCTGCTGGAAATTGGGCAGTGTGGCAGCGATAGCCAGCACTGCACCAACCAGGCAGCGCTTAACGATTGAAGGACTCATATTCCCCCTGGGTTATCTTCCCGCCGCGTAGCAGCTGATAGGTTTTGTGTTTGTAGTACCAGTTGATCGCCATCATCAGCAGACCAATCAGCACACCGCCCACCGTAGAGGCGTCTTTAAGCGATAAATCCCCCAACCACGCCAGCAGCACCGCGATGCAGTACGTAATAAAGGCGCTGATCCGTTCAAGCGTCATAATTCAGTCCCATAACTGGACGGTCTGCACCGTGGTAGCGGTGGCAATATCCGGCAGCTCCACCTTCAGCCCGTGAGGTAAAAAAGGGCCATGCTCAGCCAGCCCCGGATTTGCCTGCAGTACCTGCTCTGTGACGCCCTGTGTGCGTCCATAATGACGCCAGCAAAGCGCATCCACCGTGTCGCCCTGGTACGCACGCACTTTCATTAGATCAGCTCCACCGTACAGTGGGGTGCATCCTGCACCCGGCTGATTGCCCAACGGGCATCACGCCACAGATCGCCGCTGGCTTCCGCCAGCTCATCACCCCGTTTGACGCCGGACGCCGTGGCGTCGTAGTCCTGATAACGCTCATTCACCTGCGCACGCGCCCAGCAAAACACAGCGTTATGATAGTGGTGGATGCGCTCGCTTTTGCCGTCCAGCTCTTCCGCCGGTACGTCTGCCAGTGTCTGAAACCCCAGCGCCTGCTGGTGCTTGCGGAAGTCGTACAGCTCCGCATTGACCTCTGACATTGCGGACCGGATGAGTTGCCCGAGACGCGGCGACGTCACCGTGCCATCCGTCCGCATCACGCTTCGAAACTCCGTCAAATCAACATCGGGCCAGAATGGGGTATTTTTGATGACCTCCGCCTGTTCTGGCGCCTGTTCTGGCGCAACAAACTTCATGCGGGTTTTCTCCTGAAAAGGTGGGCGGTGAACGGGATTTTGATAAGGCAATGCCTGTCGCCATCCCGTGCCGCCCGTGCGCGGGGCACGTTCCGTTAGTGGCTGTTACGCAACTGGCGCTCCAGCCGCTCTTTGTCCTTCTTCACACCGCAGCGGGGATCGAGCTGCAGCGCAAAGTTGTAGTGGTTTAACGCTGCTGCCGGACTGGACTCACTGATCACAGCGGCGATGGCTTTATGCAGCCTGGCGCGTGACTGGTCCGGCATATCCAGTGCATCCGTCAGTGAAAGCGCCTGCAGCAGCACGTCAGCAGGAAAATCTGCTTTCATGCGCTGCGCGGCCTCTGCCTGGTCTGCCAGCTCTTCGGCGATAACGGTCTGCACGTTGCGACGGCCCAGCGCCTGCGGCATCACCCAGCCATGTCTGAGCGCGTGGGCCGCAATCTGCAGACCACCGGCAAAATCACCGGCATCAATACGCCAGACCATCAGAAACATCAGCACGTCATCCTGCTGCGCTCCACCGGCTGCCAGTACGCCATCCGCCCAGGCGGTATATTTGGGTAACAGCTCCACCTTGATTTGTGCCTTTTTCACGGTGGACTGAACCCCCTTGAGGCGGCGGCGATCTTCAGCCAGTTGCAGCAGCATCAGGTCATACCCTGACGCATGGCGAACACTGCCGCCCTGACGGGCGGCCTGTTCAGCCTGAACGCGCAGGCGGTGCTGCCGTGCGGGACTCAGGCTCATGCGTTACTCCCCGGCACCGGCGCTGAAATCGCCAATCGTGATGTTTTCCACCAGTGCCACGCAGCGGTAATCCTCCACCACATACGCTTCATTGACGGATTCGAAGTTTTCGATGCGATCACGTTTCGGGTTATCAATCACCGAACGGCGGCGGGTGTCTTCCTGCCAGTAGATGGACAGGTTATCCAGGCGGGTGATCAGCACGGCGTTTGCCGGGAATGACGGGGCGCGAACGGCCTGCAGACCGCCCATGCGTTTCTGACTGATAATCATGTCAGCCGCCAGCTTTTCGCTGTTCTCCTGGTCTTTATTGACCAGCGGGAAATACTTGTCGGACAACAGCTCACGTCCACAGATCACGACCAGTTCCGCATCGTCCTGGAAAATCGGGTCAATCAGCTCATTGACTGCATCCATCACCAGCGCATCCAGGTTGGCATATTTACCGCCTTTGCCGACCTTCACCGGGTCTGCAGTGGTGGTGCCATCTTCTGCCGTGGTACTGCCCATCACACAATCCGGGGCATCTTCGCGGACCTTCTGCAGCCAGCCTTTGTTAACGTCCTGCAGCAACGGATTGGCGGCACGGTCTGAGGTTTTGGCACGCTTTACGCCGTTAAATCCGATCATGATGCGGTCCAGCGCCTGACGTTTCACGATGGCGTTACGGATACGCACCTGAAAATCCTGGAATTTCGCCCACATATCCAGTTTTGCGTAAGTCAGCACCGTATCAAAGTTGGTCTGTTCGCATTTGTACTCAACATCCACCATCTCAGTGGGATCGGTTGGCTCGCGCTCCTTCGTGGTCGTGTCAGTGGTCCCGGCAATGGTGCTGCCGACGCCCAGGCCCAGAAGCTGGCCTGACTGCTCCGCCACGCCAATCACGTTAACCATGGTCAGGAATGCCGTGGACTGCTGGATCTGGTCTTCCAGCGTCTGCTGCACCGACGGCTCAACGGTGAATTTACTGGATAACTCTTCGACTTCCACGCCATTCAGACGCGCCAGTTGCTGCAGGTAAGCGTTAAAGGCAAAACGGGTATTCTTTTTCATGGGTTCTCTTGCTCCATCAGCAATTGGTCAGGGTGCCTGCAGGTGCTTCACCACCTGGCGCACGCTGGCGATAATCTTTACGGCTGTCTTCCTGGCTCAGCTTCTGCTTAAGCGCAGAAAAATCGGTCTGCTGCTTCTGCAGTGCGGTTTCCAGCTCAGCAATGCGCTTATCCTGCGCGGACAGGGATTGATCGGTGCGCTCGCTCAGGCTCTGCTGCTCAGTGGCGACCAGCTCAACAGCCCGATGCACATCAGAGAAACGGGCATCATCGGTCTGCTCTTTTTTGGTAAACATCGCGGTGACGCGGGCAAAGAGGGAGGTTTTTTCGCCCTGGACCTCTTCCCACTCGATCAGCGTTTCTTCTGCGGCGGTAAAGAGGTTTTCCGGGTTCTGTTTACGGCCTGCCAGCGGGTTGCTTTTGGCGCTGGCACTAAACTGCAGCATTTCTGTACCCAGGCTTGCCGGGTCGTCAGTCGCTGCAAGGCCAATCAGGTACGCCTTTCCGGTATCGGCAAAGCTGGTGTTTACCTCCATCGAGGTGAACAGCTTTTGCAGCTTGCGGGTATACGCCACCAGATCATCTGACGGGGTGATCCACGCATACAGCGCCATTTTTCCTTTCAGCGGGCCGTCCGTAATTTCTTCAGCCTCCAGCTTATCCACGGTCCCGAAACGGCGGAACGGACTGTCCGGGGTGTAGCCCTTGATGTGTTCCAGATTAATCAGCGCGGTATAGACCTGCGGGTTATAGCTTGCCGCCATCTGCTCCAGCCAGGCGCGCTCAATGGTGCGTCCGTCTGTTGTTGCCCCTTCCACACCAATGCGGAAGCGTTTTGCTTTAACTGCCATTTGAGCGACTCCATCAAATAACTCTGTGAGGCCTTATGGTTGCTGTGATGGAGGGGGGGAAACAACGCGCGGACCTTGTGCGGTAAACCACACAAAAGCCAGCCGGGGAAAGGCTCATGGCAAGCCCGTATGTTTGTCCCATGGAAACGATGACCCCCGCAGACCTCGATCCCCGTCGGCAGGCACTACTGCTGTATTTTCAGGGATACCGCATAGCCCGCATTGCTGAAATGCTGGGCGAGAAAGCCGCAACCGTTCACAGCTGGAAAAAGCGCGACAAGTGGGGCGAATATGGCCCACTCGATCAGATGCAGCTCACCACTGCCGCCCGCTATTGCCAGCTCATAATGAAGGAGCACAAGGAAGGGAAAGACTTTAAAGAAATAGACCTGCTGGCGCGCCAGTCCGAGCGCCACGCCCGCATCGGGAAATTTAACAATGGCGGCAACGAGGCCGACTTAAACCCGAACGTGGAAAACCGCAACCGCGGCCCCCGCAAACCACCTGAAAAAAACCTGTTCAGCGGCGAACAGATCGAAAAGCTGGAGGAGATTTTCCGCGCTGGCATGTTCGAATATCAGCGCCACTGGTGGGAAGCAGGAATAAAGCATCGTATCCGCAACGTGCTGAAGTCCCGCCAAATCGGGGCAACGTATTACTTTGCGCGTGAGGCACTGATCGATGCGCTGGTGACTGGCCGCAACCAAATTTTCCTGTCAGCAAGTAAAGCTCAGGCACACATGTTTAAGCAGTACATCATTGAGTTTGCCAAAGAGGTCGATGTTGAACTCAGAGGTGATCCGATGGTGCTTCCGAACGGCGCCACGCTGTATTTTCTGGGGACCAACGCCCGCACCGCGCAGAGCTACCACGGCAACCTGTATCTTGATGAATATTTCTGGATACCGAAATTCCAGGAGCTACGCAAAGTCGCCTCTGGCATGGCACTGCACAAAAGATGGCGGCAGACCTATTTTTCTACGCCGTCCAGCCTGACGCACAGCGCTTATCCCTTCTGGTCTGGCGCCCTGTATAACCGTGGTCGCTCAAAATCGGACCGTGTCGATATCGATCTGACCCACTCCACGCTGGCTGCGGGCCAGCTGTGTGCTGATGGTCAGTTCCGGCAGATCGTGACAGTAGAGGATGCCGTGCGCGGCGGCTGTAACCTGTTCGACCTGGACCAGCTGCGACTGGAATACAGCCCGGACGAATACCAGAACCTGCTGATGTGCGAATTTCTTGATGATCTCGCGTCCGTGTTCCCGCTGTCCGAGCTGCAGGCCTGCATGGTGGACAGCTGGGAGGTCTGGGAAGATTTTCAGGCGCTGGCCCTGCGTCCGTTTGGCTGGCGTGAGGTCTGGATCGGATATGACCCGGCAAAAGGCACGCAGAATGGTGACAGCGCCGGGTGTGTCGTCATTGCGCCGCCAATGGTGCCCGGCGGTAAGTTTCGCATCCTTGAGCGCCACCAGTGGCGCGGAATGGACTTCCGCGCTCAGGCGGAGGCTATCCGCAAGCTTACCCAGCAGTACAACGTGTCTTACATCGGCATTGACTCTACCGGCGTCGGTCATGGCGTTTACGAAAACGTGAAAGCCTTTTTTCCTGCCGTCCGGGAGTTTGTCTACAACCCCAACGTCAAAAACGCCCTGGTGCTGAAGGCATACGACATTATCAGCCACCGCCGCCTGGAGTTTGACGCCGGGCACACCGACATTGCGCAGTCATTTATGGCTATCCGCCGTGCCACCACCGCCAGCGGCAACCGCCCTACCTATGAAGCCAGCCGCAGCGAAGAAGCCAGCCACGCCGATCTGGCCTGGGCAACGATGCACGCACTATTTAACGAACCACTGCTGGGCGAAGCCGCCAATACAAGCAACATCGTGGAGATTTTTTAATGACTGAGAATACCGCACAGGATGCAATGCCCCCTGACGTACAACCCAATAATACCGCCTCTACCCAGGCGTTCAGCTTTGGCGATCCCATTCCTGTACTGGACCGCCGCGAACTGCTGGATTATGTGGAGTGCGTGCAGATGGACAGATGGTATGAGCCGCCAGTGAGTTTTGACGGGCTGGCACGCACGTACCGCGCCGCGGTACATCACAGCTCACCGATTTCCGTTAAGCGCAACATCCTGACCAGCACGTTTATCCCGCACCCGTTGCTAAGTCAGCAGGCATTCAGCCGCTTTGTGCAGGACTATCTGGTATTTGGTAACGCTTATCTGGAGAAAAGGACTAACCGGCTGGGCGGTATTCTGTCGCTGGAGCCATCGCTGGCGAAATACACACGACGCGGGATCGACCTCGACACTTACTGGTTTGTGCAATACGGCATGACCACACAGCCGTATGAGTTCACCAAAGGCAGCATCTTTCACCTGATGGAACCGGATCTGAACCAGGAGATTTACGGCCTGCCGGAATACCTGTCCGCCATCCCCTCGGCGCTGCTTAATGAGTCCGCTACTCTGTTTCGCCGTAAGTATTACATCAACGGCAGTCACGCCGGATTCATCATGTACATGACCGACGCGGCGCAAAACCAGGAGGACGTGAACAATATCCGCCAGGCAATGAAAAGCGCCAAAGGGCCCGGCAATTTCCGCAACCTGTTTATGTACTCGCCGAACGGCAAGAAAGACGGGATTCAGATCATCCCGCTGTCAGAGGTCGCTGCAAAGGATGAGTTTCTTAATATCAAGAATGTGAGCCGGGATGACATGATGGCCGCGCACCGCGTACCACCCCAGATGATGGGGATTATGCCGAGCAATGTTGGGGGGTTTGGGGATGTGGAGAAAGCAGCTAATGTTTTTGTCAAAAATGAACTAATTCCTCTGCAGAAGAAATTTTGCGCATTAAACCCATGGGCTGAGGAGGAAATCATTCGTTTTGGACAATACGAGTTAAATTAATCCTGCTGCCAGATAAATACTATCTGGCAGCTAAAGCTATAATTTAGACATATAAGACCTTAGTATTCTCACCCATTCACCCTTATCAAATGGAACCGTATCTCTTATTTTAAGATCATTATTTCCGCTAGAGACTAAAGTCAAAGGATCTTTGTTTTTATGCTCAAATGTCGCTACCAATGATATCGCCATCTGGCTACTTACAAGTGTTGAACGATGAAATTCCTTGGAGTCAACCGTATAATAACAACCAGCTCTCACTATATCAGTAGACACATTACCAACATTATAATAGGTATCTAACGGGATTAATTTCGAACCATTATTCAGATATTTAACTGCATAGGCTTGGTATTCATACTGCCTAGATGATGCATCTATAAGTTCAAAAACTTCGTTACATATCGCCCCGTGTAAAACATAGCTGTTCAGAGAGAATTTATGATCATGAATTTTTTCTAGCTGTTCAGCTGCATGTGAGTTATTTCCGAACCAAATATGCAGCCGTAAAGTTCCCTGATCATTCTGAGCTATGCGGCAATGAATAAATCCTAAAGCATGCCATGTAGGTTCAAAACTCTCAAAATTATCAACCAAATGAGCAAAAAAACGCCGAACATCTATAGATTGTTTATTGATTACTTTTTGATATATCTCATTTATATAATCATGCATATGGATTTTTCGCCTCTTTACATAATTTAGCCACCTTTTCATAAAAATCATGCGTGAGATTGCTATCATCTAAATCAGCATCAATTAACAAAGACTTAACCTTTTCACCATCAATATTTTCCAAAGTGAAGTCAACTTTATCTACCATACGTACGCTACGTGATTGGTTCAGTGACAAAATTACTTCATCTTTATAAGATTTATAAAAATGAGTTCCCTTATGGCATACAATAGCGGGGGAATCGCGGTCTTCCTTTGTAATAATGGCATAATCATCTGATAAATCTATTCTAAAAGAAGAATAATGGGGGCATAATGATAATTTTATTCTTAATGACGGCTCTTTAGCTTGAGTAATAAGTGTTGCAATAATTGTAGCGAATAATTCAGCTCTCACCTCCTGAGTTGTCCAAGGTCTACTTTCAACTTTTTGAGATGCGGTACCACTTCGGTATATGGCATGTTTTTCACATAAATCAATATTACCTGGATCAAGGATAACAACCAATATCTCTTTTGATTGGGACTTCGCTCTCGCCTGCTTCGCCATATTTGGTAGCGTAGCTGTTCGAAAATACCTACCACACCCACCTTTATAATACCAAATTTCCGATCTAAGGAATGCAACATTGAAAAGTTCAGGTAGTTCTTTAGGATAGGCAATTTCTATTTTGGCATTGCTTTCAGCTTCAGGCTGAATCCAGAACATAAATAAACCAATCAAGAAAGTTACAGTTAAGGATGATAGCAGTCCATTAGAAATGGTAGCAAAAAAACCACCAAGATCAGCTGATTGTGTTGGGTAAAAAAACGGTAGAGCAAAATATCTCGCTAATAGTATTAACAACACCACTAAAACAAAAACTATAATAAATTTAGTTCTAGAATGTTTTTTCCTCAATAATTCATGCATAATTAAAGTCCTTTAATGGTAATTTTATATATTATGTCACTAATAATTTCAGGCTCCATTAGCTTATTACCAGTGCAGCACTCTATTAAATTCCAGCGCGTACCAAAATCAATTTTATTATATGCTAGCAACACGCTATCTAGATAACCATATGCTCTTTCATGTATGTCTTCATCCGAGTCAGTGTAACTTCTTTTTTTCTTTTTAAGTACCATTTCCTTTGAAATGTCCAAAGGAACATTTAAGAAGAATGTCAAATCAGGAATTGGCATTTTATTAAAGTTATATTCTAGATCACTAATCCAATCAATAAATTCCTTCTGTTCAGAAACTGGCAATTTAGAAGATTGATGTGCAATATTAGAATCAACATAACGGTCACAAATTACCGTAACCCCTTGGGTTAATAAACCTACAATTTCTTGCCTTTTCTCAAAGCGATCCATCGCATATAAAATTGATGCAAGCTTAGGATGCACATCATTAATCCCTCCAAATTCTCCTCTAAGAAATGCTCCTATCTCTTTTCCAAAGAAAGTATTCTCGTAGCAAGGAAAACTGAAAAGTTTTGCCGTTACACCACTTGCGTTTAGTTTATTCAGAAGCAGCTTCGATTGAGTACCTTTCCCACTGCCATCAATCCCTTCAAAGCTGATTAGTTTTCCACGCATACTACCAATTCCTTACAATATTGTTGAAAAAGTCGCCATCAATTCCTGTTTTATCGATAATATCGACTATTCTTGTATTTCTCATTTCTGGTGTCCAATAAACAGCATCTTGCAAATCAACTTCTATCGCATATATTGCACTATAGGTTTTTTCAATAACACTTTTAAGAGACCCACCATACATATTATCGTTATTATTGAACCAAAAAACATTCTTCATATCTTCAGTTTCATAACCTGCAGAAAAGACAACTTTCTCTTTATCATTTAAAAAACTAACGAAAGGGAAACCATTAGCTTTAATAAGAGCACAAATGGCGTCGTTAGAAACGAAAGAGCTTTCTTTTACAAAACGATCAAACGTCAAAAATCTTTCTTGCTCAAGTGATCGAAGTATAAGTGTTTTACCATCTGACATTATTGGTCCATCCCCTTTAATTTTATTCATAATTGAAAGCACTTCGTGAAAAGATTCCTCAATTAACTTCAGCAAAACTAATGATGAACCAGTTGGTTTCCTGTCCCCTCTCTCCCAATGACGATAGGTGTTGAGGTTAAGAGCAAAAGTTTCACAAAATTCCTCTTGAGTTAAACCGGTTTTGGCTCTCAATTGTTTAATATGAGCCGATGCCATTTCATTCGTCAGATTCTCTTTCATACATGCCCTCCACTAAATCAACATTGTAATCCATTGGATTAGTTGATGCAATGAATGTACTCAACGCGCGCTCGTATCCCCGCCACGCCTGCCCGCTTTGTGGAGTAGTTTTCATGCAGGTGCATGATAGGCCAGAAAGCCCGCCAGCATTGACGGCTCTGGCCCCTTGCGATCCTTTTTGGATCATGCGAATCCATGCACCATAGACATGCACTCTCTTCTCAAGCTCAAGTGTGCTCTGTGGGAGGGAATTTCACAGAGAACAAAACGATTAATGCTTACATTCATCCTGGCCTACCCCGTACTGATTTAACCTGTTCACCAGTTCGCTTGTCAGTTCTGACAACCACGAAATGGCAACCTCCTTATCGTCATCGCTACAATCTGAGCTGGCAACCAGCCGGGCCATAAGTTCTATCCGCTGCAGTGCAAGTGACTCCATGAACAAATCGTTCACAATCCCCTCCCAATATTACTGTTTATATATACAGTACATCATGTGTATTTAAAGCTGAAATATTTTTTTAGTCAGCTAACCCTTTGATTAACAAATAGCCTTGATTCCTTACCATCTCAGTACCACTGTCGCCATTTATCATCTTCCTGAAGACGCTGGTTTCGGTAGAAAAGACGTAGACCGGCTCCCGATGGGATACTTCCGCCACGTAGCAGTAAATCAATCTCCTGCTCGTTGCCGTCAAACCCTCTGGACTTCAACTCATATTCAAGCTGCAGGCGCAGCTGATCGTTAATTTCCTGTTTGTAACCCTTCCGCCGCTTCGGTCTTACCTGTCGCAGCCTCGCATTTAGCTCCCGTAGCTCTTTTCTGCTCATGCTATTGAAGTCCGGCAGCGGTTCCGGCTGTTCTTCACTTGGTAAACCCGACTCAAAGTAGTTCATTTTTTCCACAGGGGGACAGTTATTGCCACGAGTCCAAGGGGCGCGAACGCCCTGGTCGGCTATCGCCTCCTGAACATCAACGGCCTTACGAACCATTTTCCACTTCATCGCGTGCGTGCAGATCCGGCCCTCAACGAGCGGGGACCAAATGCCATAGATGCGGATTCCGCGATCGCCGTAGGTGCCAGGCTCGTCGTTAAGCTCGTAGGCCGTTCTGATAAGGTGATTTTTGCGGGGAACTAATACGCCGCCCTGCTTCATGATGTAGGTGGCAAAACAGCCCACATCAGCGGCGGCTAGCACGGCATCGAGTTGCGGATTTTCCAGCACCGGCGCACCGGCTTTTTTGTTACCCTGCGCTCTCGCGGCCTGCCCGGCCAGAAGACGCAACTCGCGGTATGCCTGACGCCCTGGAATACCAAAGAAACGGAACTGCTGAACACGGTGAAGTGATGCCCAAGCACTAACGTGCTCAGCGCTATCGCGCAGTGATTTGCCAGTTTCTTTGCTGATCTCTTTCGCCAGGCCGCGCCCGTCGATGTTCTTGCTGATGTATTTGGCGATGTAGCTGGTCGGAGTGCCTTTACGCTGATTGATAAGCTCAGATTTGAAGCGCGGGCCGGTATTGTTGCCTAGCTCGGCGCGATCTTCACGAATGGCAAATTTACGCAGCAGCGCAGTGAGGGTGCGACGGTCTTTTTTGCGCATGAAGCACAGCAAGTGCCAATGTACGGTGCCGTCGTGGTGCGGCTCGGCAACGCGCACGCCATACCAGCGCAGCCCGGCTTTGTGCATGGCTTTGCGGAATGCGGCGAATGTATCGACAAGATAATCACTGCTCTGCCGGACCGTTTCGCTGGTCCACTTCAGATTGGGTCTGCCGTTGTTGAGCGTGGCGTGGAAGCGTGACGGGCAGGTGATGGTATAGAACACGGCGCAGTCGCCGCGCATTTCTGCGATCAGCTCCAGTCCTTTCACACAGGCCATCATTTCATTACGACGGTGCGCAGGGTTGCTGCTGCTTGCATTCACCACGTCTTCCATGTCCAGTGTGTCGCCGTCGGCATTGACCAGCTCGTGCGACTGGAAAAACTCGAGCGATTTACGGCGCTGCTCGCGTTTGTGGATCACAGCTTCATAGCTGACATACGGGGACGCTTTCTTGTTGACCAGGCAAACAGCACGCAGCTGTTCCTCCCGCCACTCGCAGCGCATCTGCCACAGTTTGCGATACCACCAGTCTGCACACAGCATCCGCGCCAGCGAACCCGGAATAAGGTCATAGGGTACAGGCTTGCGGCGGCGTTTCTTGCGGCGCAGCTGTTCAAAGGCAGGCGGAATGACATCAAGACGCATAGCCTCTGCTGCTACTTTTTCCCATGACTGTCGGATTTGCTCAGGCTTGACGTCATCATTCACAAACAGATCGCTGCAGGCGGCATCGAGACACATGCTCATATGTGCCGCAACCAGTGTAGATAGACGTTTAACCTGGTTCTGGCTCATTTCAGGCAGAAGCAGCAGCCCCTCCAGCCCTTCATGGCTCGCCATAAACCGAAAAGAGGCAGACACCTGACTTTCACGCACGCGATCCAGTCGCTCAAGGCACGGCCTGATGGTTTCACGCAGATAGCGGGAATAAGCCTTCGTCCTTCCCAGCCCCTGGAAGAATTTAATTCTCTCCAGCAGAGGTTTGCTGACGTGAGCAGGCTCGGCGCTGACGTTTGCCAGAATGACCAGATCGGGGTTAAAACACTGCTGCTCACGGGCCATTTTGGCGCGGCTGATAAGCTGGTCCTGTTCCAGTTCACGCTGGACAGGATCACGGGATTCATTGAAGAAATAGCGTTCCCAGACCTGATCACTCAGGGCCTCGCGGCGCAGCTGTTCCTGCTCGTTGTCCGCAGTGTAGAGAGTGATCAGGTTTGAAAGCGCAGACACCGGCGCAACTTCCGCCGGGTCCAGATAGGGGTTTACTGCTTTTTTCGGGGCGTTCCATGGGAAAACCCCGGCGGCCTCAGCAGGGCCCCCTTTGTCGTTTGTTAATTCAGGCATCACTGACAGGCTCCGAAGCTCACAGCGCGCCTCGGGTGTAGTGCGTCCCTTTTAGCTCAGCGATTTCCTGGCAAGTCACGCAGCACTGCACGCCAGGGATAGCTTGTCTGCGAGCAGTTGGAATTGGCGCGTCACAGTCGATGCAAAGAACGCGGGCAATGCCTGGCTTTCTGGTGCGGGCGTTATGAATATGGCGTTGAAGGTTTTCTTCGACGCGCTGCTGTACGAGATCCATGGAGTCCGCCATCAGTGCCAGTCTCCGCGTGATTCAGCTTCATAACGAGCGACTTCACGGCGCAGCAGTTCTGCTGCCTCCACTCCGTTCATCCCCTCTTTCAGGATGTGGATCGCCAGTGCCTCCATGCGGATGGAAACGGCAAAGGCGCAGCTTTTACGCTCATCCAGGCGAGTCTCGTTAAACAGCTGGAACAAACCGGCATCATTCGGTCCGGTTTTGGTAGAACGGGTTTCACTATTTCGCATAATCAATTCTCCTGAATTTGGGCAAAAGAATGCCCGGCGGGTTTACGCCATTAATTTCTGTTTTGGGTTAATTCGGCATGGTTAGCCGTTTGGGAAATAAGCTCACCACTGCACGAAAATGATTCATTGCTTTAATCAACTCCCGCGTTTCGTCAGTGGTCAGCTCATTAATATTGACGCTGTGACGTTCTGCCGGAATTTTTGCCATGAAGAATATGGCGGCCAGTGCCCTCTCATTCTGTTTGTGGTTAATGTCGCGGGGATCGCGCATCTCATTAATAAACCGTTCCAGCTCCCGCTCAATATTCAGACCAAACACTTTTGCTCTCAGCTCCGCTATGTGGTTCAGCCCATTCAGGCGCTGACCGGGACTCAGTGGAACAGTCGCTGCAGGACCTTCAATAGCCATGGTTTCCCCTGTTGGATAGTAGACAGGTCGGCCAAAAGTGCATCCTGCGAGCGGCACGGATGCCAGCGCTTACCATCTTTCCCCATGATCCAGCCGTGGCCGCAGTGCATTGCCGGGCTTTGCTTAATTAGAAGAGACGCAAACGAGGGTTCATTGTTCAGCATAAACACCTCAGCTCAGACCGAACGAGGAGCCAAGGCCCGTCATGGTATCGACAACACTTGCCATTGCAGGGTTGGCCTGTAAACGCGCCTGCAGTGAAATAGCAGTTAAAGCCATCAGACGAGTAACGGAGTTGACGCTTTCAACAACCTGGCGGCGGGTGGTCGCATTTAACTGAACACCTGAAACCGCACTCGCAGCAACACGGCCGATCTCAGCGGTGGCTTTCAGTACGTACTGCGGCATTTTCTCCCGCGCGACTTCATTGGTTGGTACACATGGCAGGCAATGGATCTGCGCCAGAAAACCATCAACCAGCGTTGAGTCTTCGGTGAGATCGGTCAGCAACCAAATATCTGGCGCTGTGAGCTGGTGAGGTTGCTCCGGATTGAGCTTATTACGCAGGGTTTGAACGTTCATGCCTGCACGTTCAGCCAGCTTCGCCATATTATGGCGCAGCGCGAAAGCACGGCAGGCCTCATTGAAATGGGGATGTTTTGATATGCGATAGTCAAACATAGTCAGTTGCTCCGTGAAGTCTCAAAATGGAACTAATTGATAGTCACGTTGCAATCTGAAAGTGCATCAACTGTTAAAGCAACAATGTTAATCATTACCTTTTCACGCTTCTTATCTTTGCGCAGGCGGTGACGAGGCAACCGACCATCTGCAAGCATGTCGTTAATGGTGTCAACAGGTAGCCCAGTAAGCTCGCTATAGCGTTCAATTGTGACGTGCGGTGTGTTCAGAGTGATTGAAATATTAGGGGTCATGATGCAACATCTCCTATTGGCTTGTGGTGAGCCGTTTGTAATCGTGACAAGTCCCCAAATGGGAACAGAACTGATACTAGGATCGCATAAGAGATATGTCAACATCAAAGTACCCAAATGAGATCAAAATAAATCCCAATCAGGGTGGCAAAGCTGCGATTGAACGATTGGTAGAGGCGTATGGTTTTTCAACACGGCAAGCATTAGCAGATCACCTAGACGTCTCGAAAAGCACTTTGGCTAACAGGTATATGCGTGACACGTTCCCTGCTGATTGGATAATCCAATGCGCCCTCGAAACTGGTGTATCTCTCAATTGGTTAACCACTGGGCAGGGTCTAAAGCAAAGCTCGAAAACAGCGACTACCGAAGAACTGGCACAGTTTACTTTCACTGCTGGCAAAATGGTTGAAGATGGTTCTTGCGTTTTTGACGCATCATTTCTCCCCACCAATCTTTCATCTCCGATTGTTGTTCGTGATGGTCGTACCACATATATCTGTGATCAAAAATTCACTGAAGTGTTAGATGGGTTCTGGTTGATCAATATTGATGGAACCTATTCCGTTAGACTGATTACAAGGCTGCCGAAAGGCATGATTAAAATATCTACTGCAGAAAATAGTTTTGAGTGTGCTTTTTCAGATATAGAAGTTATTGCATGTATAAGAAGCACAACAGTTTCACATTGA